GATGCATACCAGCATATCAGCTTGCGCAAATGACTCTTTATTTAAAGGGTCGCTGCATCCTAAAATGAATGTCATGCAAATTCATCATCGTTTTTGGTTGCAGGGACATCCGAATTGCACCGAGGAATGGCTGAAACAGCGAATTGCAGAGGGTTTCTGCATCCACCACATCGACCACGATCATAACAACAATGATGTTAGCAACTTGGCTCTAATCTACGGCACAGACCATACAAGACTTCACAAGTATATGAGGAGTCTTGGGACACAGCACCCCAATGTCAGTGGTGAATCTAATGTACTTAGGTGCATCTGAGTCCATATGAAAGTCCATTTGACCACTGACAGCCTGTCAGTGCATTGGATTTTCCCTCCCGGAACGGATGGTCTGGTAGGGGGGGGGCGGCCCCTGAAACCGCAGGCGGCCTGCGAACTTGCGAGAGAGCGCGTACTACAAAATTTTTTAGAAGAAAATTTTCTTGATTAAAATTCGGTATAGGGATAAGTTCATCTGTAAGTTATGCATACCGAAACATTGACAAATGATGAACAGATTAGCAGGGAGTTGGAAGAGCATTCTTACTTCAGGGCTGGGAATGGCAGGGTAAAGAGGAAGCGGAACACATTGTCGTCTGCGCGATTGTCGAGGACGCTGTATCGGAACTCGGTGAGAGATGGGAATTATGTGAAGGTGGGCGGTAATACGCTTATGGTTCCTACGGGTGAGGAGATTATCATTCGGGTGGATCGGTTCAGGGATGAGGCTCAGTGCAAGGTTTGCCGGGGTAAAGGGCATACTGAGGAGATGTGCCCAGAGTGTGGCGGGGCTGCGGTGTTGTATGTGGACTCGCGAGGTAACCGGGATAAGAGGGTTCTGGCTGACAAGTCGGGGCTTGAATGTGTTCCGTGTGAAACCTGCAGGTGTTCGAGTTTTGAGCAGCCTATACCGAGATCGGCGGGGAGGGTTCCATGCAAGGGATGCCGGGGCACCGGACAGGCGGTATCGAGTGCCGGAATAGCGATTGCGGAAAGGTTCACGCAAGAGCCGTCGACTGGGGTGATACTGGCGGCGGGACGGGAGTGCAAGCGGTTCACGATTGGCGACCGGGTTCTTTTTGACCAGTTCGCGGGTAAGGAATTTGAGTACGACAAGCGAAAGTACCGGGTGATGCGGGAGACGTATCCGATTGCGCTTCTGATTGGTGATGACGATTTGAAGATCGGGGCGGCCATGAACTTCGACACGTCCGGGGGCTTGGCGCTGTGAGGAATTTGGAGAGAGAAAATGCCTAGAGATGTGGACAAGCATTTCAAGATTCAGCGGTTGGTGGAACTGGATCAGCAGAACAAGTCGCTGAGGGAGATTTCCGAAGAGCTTCGCATCACTCCTCCGACAATCTACGTTTATCGTGAAACTCCTGAGTACCTGGAGCTTAAAGAGAAGGCTCTGAAGCAGTCGGAGAAGACTGTTCTTTCCCGCATCAGGGAATCCACGGAACAGACAAGAGCAAAACTGTCGAATGCCGTTCCGAGGGCGATTGAAACTCTCATTGAGATCATGACGAATTCAAACTCGGAGAAGATGAAGAAAGAGTGCGCCTGCGAGATTCTGGATCGTGATGGACGGTTCGTGAAGGTTTCAAGGCTGATGAATGTTCAGGCCGGAGATGAAAAGCCATTGCTTCCGGAGGATGCTGCCGCAGAAATTATAGCCGCGCTGAAGAAGGTGAAACCATCCTCGACATCGGTCCAGTAGAAGAATCTCTCGCGGAATTGCCGCGGCAAAAGTGGGAGATGATTGATGTCTCCAGCATGCCCTCTCACCTGAAGAGATCATGCGTCAAGCTGAATGCTCTTGGTTCCCTGTTTTATTTTGCTAAGGCTGTTCTTGGATATGGAATGCTGAACCATACGCTGCACTGGAACATGGCGGCGTCGGTTGAGAAGGAAGAGCTGTCCGATGTCTTTGAGTATCCCCGCGGGCACCTGAAGACGACGATATATTCCCATTCCGCCCCCATCTGGTGGGCATTGCCATTTGATGAAGAAGATGAGGCTCTGATGCGCGGGTTGGGATATGGAGATGAGTGGATCAGGTGGATGCGCCGCGCCCACGACCAGAACACGTCCACGATCATTATTTCCGAGACCGACGAAAACGCGGAAGCGATGGGAGAGGAAATTTCGGCTCACTATGAAACAAATGACCTGTTCCGGCATCTGTGGCCGCAGATACTTCCTGACCGTTCGTGTACTTGGAACAAGCGAAAAATGAAGCAGAAGCGCAAAGGAAGCGCAGACAAGCAGGGAACTTTCGAACTGGCCGGGGTGGGCAAGGCTATGCAGTCCAAGCATGCCAACCGGATCGTCGAAGACGACCTGTTTGGCGAGAAGGCCCTTTTCAGCCCTTCCGAGGCGGAGTTTACTATCAGCTTCCATCAGAAGCTTCCCGGCTTATTCAAGCCCGATCCGATGAGGCCGCATCATGTGGGAGACATTGTGGTAGTGGGGAACCGATGGGGCCTGCATGACCTCAACGGATGGATCAGAAAGAATCAGAGCACGTTCCGCTTCGAGACGCATGCGGTAGATGGGGGGTGCTGCAATCTTCATCCCAAAGGTAAGTTCATCTTCCCTGAAGTATTCAATGAGCAGAAGCTGGCCGTTCTCAGGGAGCAGCTTGGGCCGTCGAACGTGGCGGCACAGTATTACAACAATCCCCTGGATGACTCAGTTCGTCGCTTCCGCCATGAGTGGCTGAAACACTATCTTCTCGTGAAGACCCCCAACTCCAACGGAATACTTGATGAGGATGGCGAGTTGAAGATGGTTACAACCATCAGGCATGAGGTGGTCGAGGGTAAGATCGAAAGGGATATCTATATTTCACAGTTGCAGCGCTTTATCGTCATTGACGTGCTGCACAATGAGAATTCTTCCAGCCGTGGAAGATCGCGTCATTGTGTTCTGACGATTGGATATCTACCTGGTAAAGAGCCGAGGTTCTATCTGCTTAACATATTTGCCAAAAGGTGTTCGTACACATCGATGGCGGATGAGGTTTTCAGGCAGGCGCGGCGCTGGAGGGTTTCTACGGTTTGGGTTGAGACTCTGGCTGGTCAGGATGGCTGGCTTTACTACTTCCGTGAAAGGAATCTCAGCGCGCAGAAGTCAGGGCTGCAGCGTCCACTGAAGATTGAGAGCCTGAAAAAAGACAGGTCACCGGATGCCAAGCATCGCCGGATATGCTCTCTGGAGCCGCTGTTCTTTTCAGGATCAATCTATGCTACCCGTCAGGATTCGGGATATGAGGACTTCAAGTCGGAGTACGACTCCTACCCATCAGACCAGACTATAGACACTCTGGATACACTCGGATATGCTCCGCAATGCATCGAGGCTGGAGGGCAGGACAGAGAAGAGATTGCGCGCGCCATGCGCCAGCGGGAAGCGATGATTACTTCGCAGATGGGCGCGGCTGGTTACTGAATTATGTATATTCATTATGATTTTGATATGTTAGATTCGTTTTGATAAATGCCTCTTCCAGTATCCATCCCGGTGCAGAAAGAGTTCTCCGACGCGACGGTAAAGGAGATCAACCTTTACGTCAAACGGAACCTGGATTCGCTCATTGCTCAGTGGAAGGTTCTGCATACCCAGAAGATCACGTCATGGCGCCGCATCTACCGCGGCGTCCCGCGCGAAAAGTACAAGTCGTTTCCGTGGAAAGGCGCAGCCAATCTTGTTCCACGAATTGTCGCTTCATTTGTAGACCAGCTTACGGCGCGCCTGATGATGGGCATCTATGGTGTTGATCCCATCTTTCCTGCCGGATTGGTTGGATCATTTGCGGAGGATGAAAATGCCGACCAGCAGAGAGAGGCGATTGAAGTTTGGATGAACTATGCCGGCAAATCCCCTGATGAGCTAAACCTCTTTCACGCCGAGTACGCATGGTTCTCGAATGCGATTAAGTACGGATTCGCAGCTCTCAAGCATCCGTGGGAGCACATCATTGAGCAGGTGGCGGAGGCATCTACGGGGAAAGATGTAGTATTCAGGGACTGGGTTAAGCAGGACGGACCTGTTCCTAAGCCTATCCTGTTTGAGGACTTTCTGGTTCCCTTACGCGCTACCGACTTCCGCACAGCAAACTTCAAGGCTCACCGCGTCACGCTTACAGAATTCGATTTGCTTGACCGCAAGATGCGTGGGTTGTATCCGACGGCGAAGATCAATGCTCTGCTTTCAAAACCAGATCGCATGGGACCGGACGATGCGCAGCGCAATATGGAAATGGACCTTGCTGCTGGATCGACCGTTACCGATGCACAGAAGCAGTGGGACATCTACGAGTGCTACTTCCCTTTCATTGTCAATGGAAAGCGATTCAGCCTGATATCCAGTTATCACCTCGGAACTCAGACAGACCTTAGAACTGTATTCAACTTCTTCCCCAACAACATGGACCCGTTCAAAATGGCAAGGCTGGGGAGCGATGGTGAATCAATTCTTGGACAGGGTTTCTGTGAGCTTTTGGGTGTGTACCAGGAAGAAGTAGCGCAGATACACAATCAACGCCGCGATTCCGGTACTCTGTCCAATACCACGATCATCCGCGCATCATCGTCATCGCAGATCGATACCAACTTCAGCGTGTACCCGATGGCCGTCCTTACGGGAGGGCCTGATGACTTCACATTCGAAACTATCGGGCGTGCAACTACGGAGACGATTAAAGAAGAGCAGATGACGCTCCAGCTTGCGCAGGATGCGGCGGGAGTAGGGCCGTCATCGAGCGGGAGCGGCGCTGGAACGGTGAATAAGAAGGGATCATACTCTTCAATGGGGAGTTTCGCCAATCAGCAGGAAGGAAATACGCGGGCTAACCTGCACCAGACCAACTCGCGATACTCTCATCTTTCTCTGGGGAATGACCTGCTCAGACTCTATGCTCATTTCGGCATACCGGAGAAGAAGATTGCCGCGATGGGAAAGATGGCCCCTTCTCTCCAGAAGGCACTCCAGAATGTCAGAGATGGAAGACTCATCATTCCGATATATGCGGCTACTTCATCAATCAACAAGGAAATCGAGAAGCAGAATCGTATGCTCATGCTGCAGAACCTGCGAGCGCACTGGCAGATGATTTCTCAGTTGCTGTCGCAGGGATCGAACCCCATGACTCCGCCGGAAGTCATAAAGTACGGATGGGAAGTAGCAACGGCATCGAACGCTCTGATGAATTCCCTGATGAGAGACTTCAACTTCGACGATCCATCACGCTACAATCCAGACCCTGGTACGCGGGAAAAAGTGCAGGATATGAATTCCAAGCAGCAACATGCTCAGGTTCCGCAACTTCCTCAGTCTCTTGCTCCCAATGCCAACCCTGATGCGGTGAGACAGATGGCGCAACAAATGCCCAATGGAATGCCGCCTCCGAATGGAATGCCTCAATGAGTGAATCAGAGAAGAATGGCCCCTTATTTCAAACTCATGTTATGGAACGCGCCAGCCAGTACCAGAGATTATTTGGTCAGCAGGTGTGGAAGCAGGGCCTGCAGGC